ATGAACGAATTACGTAATCATCTCGGCGCTTGGCCGCCTAAAGATGTTGCGGATCTATTAGCCCGCGCCGCCCTCGAAGCCGCAGGTGTTGAAAGACTGAGAGAGGCGTTGAAATTTTATGCGACTGCATGGGGAGGTCATCCAGGTGATAGCGGTCTTGGCGGAAGTTGGCCAGCCGATCCTGAAGGGTGGCCGTCAGAAGCATTGCTTAATGATTTCGGAGCGATAGCCCGTACAGCCCTCTCCCCCTCCAAACCAGAGGATACCTAGGTTATGGACAAGTCCGGATTAGAAGGATTGCTTGAGAGGCTGGAGAAATGCGAAGGGCCGGATCGCGGGATTGATGGACTGATCGCTCGCGATATTCTTGGCTGGCTGCCGCATTTCGATTTGGAGGGCGATGATATTCTGATGTGGTATGAGTACGGCGGTCACTGGCATCAACCCGACGATCCGTGCGATGGCTATCACTCTGTCGGCGAAGACCATCCAGACCCCGATGAATTCACAAATTCCCTAGACGCTTGTATAGCTCTGGTGGAGAGGGTGTTAACGGAGCCTATTGCCTGCGGAAATAAATACGCTTGCTCGTACGGAATGGGGCCTATGAATGAAGCCCCGACACCAGCCCTCGCCTTTCTCACGGCCGCAGTCAAAATGCTAATAGCAGAGACGGAGAACAAGTGATGGGCGCCGAAGCTGACATCGAACGCAAGTGCGCGAAGATCGCGACGCGCCAGGGCATGTGGATGCCGAAATGGGCGGCGCCGGGCATCCGCGGCGTGCCCGATCGCATCCTGTTCCGGGTCAGCGGACGCATCGACTTCATCGAATTCAAGGCACCCGGCAAGAAACCGACCAGGATGCAGGAGTACACCGCTGAGACGTTGAGAGCCTTCGGGTTTAGCGCCCACGTGATCGACAGCGTCGAAGCATTCGAGGAGCTGATCGATGAGTAAAAAACTGCTAACAACTCCGGTTGAATACCTCCGTGAAGCTCTTCGTTACGAGCCGGCGACCGGGTTTTTGTATTGGCGCAAACGCCCAGTCTCGCATTTCAAATCCGCGCGTGATTGCAAAGCGTGGAACACCCGATACGCAGATATTTGTGCCGGGGCGACGCGACCTGATGGCTATGCAGCAATCAGATTAGCGGGCAAGACATATAAAGCTGCGCGATTGGCATGGGCTCTCTATACCGGCGAATGGCCTGCGGGGATTATCGATCACATAAACGGTGTTAAAGACGACGACCGGATCGAGAACCTGCGTGATGTACCGCATAAAATGAATAGCCGCAACATGACACGGTACAGGAGAAACACTAGCGGGATAACAGGTGTCTACAAGAAAAGCGAAAACTGGGTCGCACAGATTGGTTCCGGAGAAAACTATACGTATCTCGGCTATTTCAGGAACTTCGATGACGCAGTCGTAGCCCGCCGCACCGCCGAGAAAGAACGTGGCTTTACGTCACGTCACGGGACCGCGCGATGAAGCTCAGGCCTTATCAGGAACGCGGCGTGCGGTGGCTCGAGCAGCGCAAATACAGTCTCCTGCTCTTGCCAATGGGCAGTGGAAAAACCGCGATCTGCTGCAGCTGGATCGCCAAATGGAACGTGCGCGTCTTGGTTGTTGCGCCTCTCCGTGTCGCAGAAACCGTTTGGCCTCCAGAACTTGAGAAGTGGGCGCCCGGCGTAACGTGGCGCATTGTCACCGGCCATAAGCGCAAACGAGATAAGGCCCTGAGTAAGCCGGCTGATGTCACGTTGGTCAATTACGACAACCTGACCTGGTTTCTCGAAAATGCCGAGCTGGACTACGACACGATTATTTTTGATGAACTGACTGCGCTCAAGAACTGGTCGGCGAAGCGGTTCAAGGCTTTCATGAAGCGCCGCGGCCGGTTCGGTACTGTCGTCGGGCTGACCGGTACGTTCACGGGAAACGGCATCCAAGGCATTTATGGCCAGATGCGTTGCATCGACGGCGGGCGCCGACTAGGCAAGACACTAACAGCGTTTCGCTCGGTGTTCATGCTGAAGGGCTACATGGACTGGGACTGGACGCCGCGCGCCGGTGCGTTGCAGAAGATCGTCAAGCGGATCGCGGACATCGCTTTCACGGTGACAGACGAAGAGTACGCCGACCAGCTACCGCCTCTCGTTCCAAACCCCGTCGAAGCCGAGCTGCCGCCCGAGGCCCGCGAGGCTTACAACGAACTGCTGAGAGAGTTCCTCACCGAATATGATAGCGAGCTGATCTTGACCCCGACGTCGGCAGCGCAGGTCAATAAGCTGCAGCAGATCGCTGACGGTTTCGCCTACGTCATGAAGGGTGGCAAACGCGAAGTGGTATCGATCCACACGGCCAAGCTCGATGCGCTCACCGAGATCATCGAGAGTCAACAGGGCGCACCACTGATGGTGGTCTATAAGTTCCAAGAAGAGCTGGCGATGATGCGCAAACGTCACCCTGGCACGGTAATGAATGAGCATGACGCGATGACGGTCGTGAACGACTGGAACGCAGGCAAGATCCCAATTATGTATGTCCACCCACAGTCTGCCGGCCACGGCTTGAACATCCAGTTCGGCGGCAACGCCGTCGCTTGGTACGGGTTCACGTGGTCGTGGGAAGAGTACGAGCAGGTCATCGCCCGGTTGCGACGCGGCGGGCAGGAAGCCGAGGTGGTGTTCCTCCACCTGATTATCGCGAAGAACACAGTCGACGAGGATATCCTCGAGGCGCTCGAGGATCATACCGACGTCGGTGAGACGTTTATTAGCGGATTGAAGAAAGCAGCATAGGAGAGACGGATATGAGAGGTATTTTTATAGGGTTTGGGATGTTGGGGTGCGCATTGTTTTTGATGCGCGTGCTGTTTGGCGGGGGTCCGTTCAATTTTCCTGGCATACTCAACTGAGGAGAAAGCATATGACTGATCGCACATCTCCCATCGCCATGCCGGCCATCGCGTTCGAGGCCGCCAAGGAAGCGCTCGCCAAGGTCCAGACGTTCGCCACCCAGCAGCACATGGACAGCTTGATGCTGGAGATGCGCGACGCGGAGGAGCTGGACCGCTACTTCTACTCGGTTTCGTCACGCCAGCTGGCCGACTGCCTCTTGCAGCAGTCGCAATACCACAAGCAAGACATGTTCTTCACGCCGCCGGGGGTCTACAAAGAAGACCAGTTCGACCGCCGTGGCCATGACGGTACTGGCCTGGACCGCCGGCTCACCATCTGCGTCATGCATCCCGACGTATTCGACGTCCTGACCCGTTTCATTTATCAGCAGGAAAAGCTGATGCAAGAGCAGGGCGTAGCGCGTATCCGTCCTGACAAACCCGAAGGAGAAAACAAGTGAGCAACGTTGATACCGAACACAGCGGATCACTCTGGCCGACGGTCATCGGCCTCGTGGTCTTCGTCACGGTCTTCTTTTTTGTGAAGTTGGTGTTGTGATTATGAGTAACAAGAACCTGATCACGGTCGAAGAACTGCAGGAATGGTTTGGTCCGGAGATGCCGGTCGAAGCTCTGCAGCTGATCGAGAAAGGCATGGACAAAGGCTGGCCTATCGCGCGCCTGCGGTGCGAGCTGCGCGTGCTGGCCGGACTGCCTGTCATGCGCGAGGACCTCGAGCATGCTGACGTACCCGAGCTCAAGCTGACAGAGCTGTTCCCGGCGAGCGCCGCTCTTGCCCTCATCATAGTGGTTGTTACAGTGTTCCTGGTGTAAACGCTCTAGTCTGGAGGGCAAGAAGTACTGAATAAGAACTATAAGGGCGGCGGTTATAAGATATAAAAACAAGCATCAACATCGCAACTCATAGGGGTGACAATATGTCTCGCAAATCACTTAGTCAGGAAATCAAACAGCGTGCTGTAGATGCTGCTTACATGTATGGCGGTGTGCTCCCGGCCTCCAAAGCCATGGGCATCTCCAGAACTACGCTGCAGCATCAACACAACATGGCTTTGTCTGACGGCCTTACGCCGTCGTCTTGGCTCCCGAAGCCGGTCGACCGGGTCGAGCCGGAAGCACCGCCGACCGACCCTATCATCGAACGCCGGCTGCGCGACCAGCTCGGAGCCACACGGCTGCAGCTAAAGGCCTCCCAGCAGCGAGCAGTCCAGGCGGAAGACTGGCGCAGCGAGATCATGCGGCTCACCGCCGTCCCTCCGCGGCCGCAATTGGCACCGGCGATCGATAGCAAAACCGACAGGAAAGCCCGCTCTATCTTTCTGGCGCTATCCGACTGGCACCTGGGCGAAGTGGTCAACCTCGACGAGATGGCGGGGCTCAATCGCTACAACGAAGATATCGCCAAGACTCGCCTTTCTCGCATGTTCGGAATCGTCTCGTCGCTCGCAACGGAACACTGGACGGGTGATCCTCCGGATGAGATCGTGGTCTGGATAGGCGGCGACCTCATCTCGGGCGCGCTCCACCCCGAGCTGGTGGCTACCGATGACCTCACCATACCTGAGAGCGTCAAGCAGGGTGGCGAGCACATCGCTGGTGGGCTGCTCAAACTCGCGACGGCGACCGGCCTCCCGATCCGGGTCTACGACAGCCCCGGCAACCATGGCCGGGCCACCATGAAGCCACAATCAAAACTTGTGCTGCGCAACAGCTTCGACAATCTCGTGCTCGACTTTGCTGAGATGGCACTGCGGCATACCGACGCGGACGTCACGTTCTACCGCTCCAGTTCGATAGACGCCATCGTTCCGATTTACGACTGGCGGTTTCTATGCACACACGGAGACCGCATGGGCACAGGCGGCGGCCGCGGGTTCGTCGGTGCAGCTGCACCTATCGCCCGCGGGCACAAGTCGATCCTGAACGAGTACACCAAGTTCTCGAAACCGCCTCACTTTATCATGACTGGGCACTTCCATACCACGATGCGATCACCATTCGGCTGGTCAAATGGGTCGATTATCGGCTATTCAGAGTACGCTCACGGGCTACGCCTCGGCGCCGAAGGCGCGCGGCAGACCATGTTGGTGGTTGAGAAGACCCGGGGCGTGATCTCTGAGCACGACCTGTTTCTCGGCGCACCTGATGAAGGCACCCTGTACCAGGGCGCCATAACGTAGAGGAGAATATTGATGCTTCGAATTTTTGCGACACTCGCCTTGGCTCTGTTCTTGGCGGCTTTTTTGCCCGAGTGGAGTGGCGGGATCTCCGGCGACGGTGGCAGCTCCATGGCTCACGCCACGGGCAGCGGATCCGGCGGCGGCCACGGAGGCGGTGACGGTGGCGACAGCGGTGATGGCGGCTTCGGCGGTCTCGGTGGCGAAGGCAACAGCGGTGCCAATGGTGGCGGCGAGGGCGGCGGCGCCGATTGTCAAGGGCACCAATGTGGCAACATCACCGGCCAATCGGGCGGCAGTCGTCCCAAAGGCAGTATCGGTTTGGAGGCCATCAAGGCATTCCTGTCCGGGCTGTTCGACTAAATGTAGCGACCAGGGGCCGCAAGCCCACCACAGCTTGCGGCCCCAAAGTTTTTTCTAATTAGTCCTTGCAATTTGTATCTGTCATCGCCATCTTCTGAACCCTGAGCCCGCCACTGGCGGCTATAAGCGAAGACAGACACGAAGACAGAAACGGAGAGAACACCACCATGACCACCCTTCATTCCAACACCGTGGGGTCATCCAGCGCAGCGCGCGTTATCGCCTGCCCGAGGTCCTATACCCTTTCCAAAGACGTTCCAAACGAAGAGTCCGAGTATGCGGCCGAAGGTTCCATGCTGCACGAGGCGTGCGAGCGGATCCTCAACGACGAATTCGAGAACCAGGAAGACGTGATCGGCCTTGAGACCCGGTGGGGTGCGGTCACCAAGGACCTTTACCAGGAGATGATCGTGCCGGCGGTCTCCGCGTTCGACAAGCTGTTCGATGAGCGGTTCGAGTTCTTCCTTGAAAAGACGGTCAACTTCCCAGGCATCCCTGACAGCTTCGGTACTGCCGATGTCATCGGCCAGACCGACGAGTACACGGCGATCCTCGATTGGAAGTTCGGGCGCGGCGTCGAAGTCGACGCGGAGGACAACAAGCAGCTACTCTTCTGTGCGTCCGCCGCCCGCCACGACTACCCCAACATGTTCAAGCACGACAAGATTTTCGGGATCATCGTGCAGCCCGGTTTCGACCATGAGCCTAAAGTCTGGCAGTTCACACATGCGGAGGTCGACGAGTTCGAGAAGGACCTGATCGCCGCGTGGGCCTGCGTCGAGGACACCAACGTCCCGCTGCGCGAGGGCTCGCACTGTACCTTCTGCCCGGCCAAGGCACTGTGCCCGGCCAAACACGAGAAGATCCGCAAGGTCCAGATGCTGGCCAAGGAGGCCGCCGAGGGCAAACCGTCCAACGAGCACATGCCCAGCCGCGACCTGGCTGTACTGCTGCCGTTGGCTGAGGAGGCCCTTGAATGGGCCAACGCCGTTAAAAAGCTTGCGCACGCAGAGCTGGAACGGGGCACTGTCATCGCTGGCTGGAAGCTGGTACAGAAGCGCGCCACTCGCAAATGGGAAGACGAGGCTGAGGCCGCCAAGAAGCTGCGCAACATGCGCATGACCAAGGTGGACATGTACCCCGTCAAGCTCATCTCGCCGGCGCAAGCCGAGAAGTGGATGAAGGCCAACACATCTTCCAAACGGGCGAAAACAATTCGCACCGCGAAGCTTGAGGAGCTGATCACGTCGCACTCCTCTGGAACGACCCTGGTGCCTGCGGATGACCCGCGTGAGGCGGTGGGAGACACGACGTCAAAACTGGAGAAGCTGAAAGGAATCAAGGCATGAGCAACCAAGTCACACCATTCGAGGGCAAGGCCCTCGCCACCGGAGCCCTGCAGACACGACTGCAGCGCTTCAAGCAGACCCGCCCGCGGTCGTCCGACGGCTCGATCTACCTCAAGATGGCGAAAGACGGCGAGTGGTCGTATGGTGCCGAAGAGGAAGTCCCTGAAGACGACAGCACATGGGCGGCCAACCCCGCTTCGATCTCGCAGGGTTACATCTGCTGGCCCACCAACGAGGACGCCCGCGGGGGCGGCCCGCTCGACGAAGTCATGTACGACGCCGGCGCCGAGATCCCGCTCAAAGGCGAGTTGCCTCATCGCGAAGGCGGGAGCTGGGGCGATCAGCTCAGCATCGGCATGAAGTGCATGTCTGGCGAGGATGAAGGCCTCGAGGTGGTCTACAAGGTCAACTCGAAGTCGGGCGTCCGCGAGCTGAACTCGCTGATCGACGAGATCCTCGCCCAGATCGAAGCAGGCGCGGCGCCGATCCCGGTGTTCCACCTGCGCAACGACCATTACAAGCACAAGAAGTACGGCAAGATCTACACGCCTGTGTTCAAGATTGTCGATTGGCTTGATGCGGGCGGCAACAGCGCTGGCGTTGAAGATCTCGAAGACGAAGAGGTCGAAGTGATCGAGGACGGCGACGTTGGTGACGTCGTCGAAGCTGAGGTCGTGGAAGTCGAGCCGGAAGAGAAGCCCAAGCGCACGCGGCGCAAGGCTGATCCGGTTGAGAAAGCTGCCGAGGCCCCGGCTGAGGACGCTCCGAAGCGTCGGCGTCGCCGCACCGGCTAACCAACACAGGGGCGTGTAAGAACACCGCGCCTCACTCCCCGCCGGGCGGCTGTTGAGTGCCCCTCACCTGCAGCCGCCCGGTCTTCCGCCCACCGGAGAGCACCATGATAGACGTCCTTCACCTTGATTACGAGACCCTCGGCCGTGTCGACCTGATCCTGCACGGCGCCTACAATTACGCTACCAGCCTGTCGACGGGCATCCACTGTGCCGGCTGGGCCATCAACAACAACCCTGTGCAGCTCTGGGTCCCTGGCCAGCCGGTCCCCGAACCCATTATCGAGATCTTTGAACGCGGCGCGCCGCGCAGCATCCATGCGCACAACGCCCAGTTCGAACGCTTGATCACGTGGTACGTGCTGTGCCCTGAGTTCGACGTGCCTGAACCTCCGCTCGAGGCCTTCTATTGCACCGCCGCCCAAGCGCGCCGCCGGGCGCTGCCGGGCGCGCTTGAGAATTTGGGCAAGGCGCTCAAGCTGGGCACTCAGAAGTCACTCGCCGGCAAGCAGCTGATCCGCAAGCTCTGCATCCCCTGGAAGAATGGCAAGATCAACTTCGAGGAGGGCGAGTTCAACCGCGACCCCGTCCTGCTGCAGGAGCTGTACGACTACTGCGAGATCGACGTTGAGGTCGAGCGCGCGGCTGCGGAGATGTCGCCGCCACTGACTGATGAAGAGTTCGCTGACTACGTGATCTCCGAAAAGATCAACGATCGGGGGCTGCTGATCGACTTCGACCTGGCCGCCGCGGCCGCCCAGTATGCCGAGGAAGAGACCGCCGCCATCGGCGAAGAGCTAGCCGAGTTGACCGGCGGTATCATCACCCGACCGCGCCAGTTCCAGCGGCTAAAGGATTATCTCGAACCCTATGCCGCGGAAGATGACGTGCTCCGCAAGATGCTCACCCGCTACAAGACCGACCGCAAAACGAAGGAGACCACGAAGAAGCAGTCGCTCGACAAGACGGCGCGCTCCAACATCTTGTTGTCGGACCACGAGTTCGATCCCGCCGTCATTTCTCTGGTCGAGCTGATCGACGAGGCTGGGCGGTCATCGACATCGAAATTCACTGCCATGTGCATGCGCGCGGACGAGGAGGACGACCGAGTCCGCGGCGCCTATATGAAAGACGGCGCTGTCCAAACCGGACGGTTCTCATCCCTCGGGTTACAGGTCCATAATTTTACGCGCGACTGCGCTGAAGACCCCGAGGCCGTACGTGAGAATATCATCAAGGGCGAGGCATTCCACAACGTGATGGACACACTGGCCAGCATGCTGCGCCCGGCGATTATGGCCGCGCCTGATCACGAGTTCGTGTGCGGCGACTGGTCCTCGATAGAGGCGCGCGTTCTGCCGTGGCTGGCCAAGGCTGACCATATCCTCGACGAGTACCGCGAAATTGACGCCAACCCTGATCTGCCTGACATGTATGAACGCGAAGCCGCGCGCATGAGCATGGACGACCGCCAGATCGGCAAGGTCGCCATACTCAGTCTCGGTTTCCAAGGCGCACTGAGAGCGCTTCAGGCGATGGCACGCAATTACGGCATCCACATCGAAGACGAATTTGGCGACAAGGTAGTAAAACGCTGGCGTGGCGCCAACAAGTGGGCCCCGAATTTCTGGTACGCCTGCATAGGCGCGGCCAAAAAGGCGATGAAGCATCCGGGCTATGCTTACGATGCCAAACGCCTGTTCTACGTCTACGACGAAGACTGGGATACCCTGTGGTGCATTCTTCCCTCCGGCAAAGCTCTTGCATATCCGCAACCACGGTTGCAAGGTGGCGACTTGACTTGCATCAAAGCGAACTGGAAGCCGGCGGCCGGCGAGACCGAGTGGCCCCGTGTCGATCTCTACGGTGGTCTGCTGGCTGAGAACGCCACCCAAGCCGTGTCCGCCGAGATCCTCCAGGGCGGTCTGCGCTTGATGGAGGAGTATGATTGGCCAGTAGTTGGCCACACCCACGACGAGATCCTCTGTGAAGTGCTCGATGACGAGGTCGATGAATGCGAGCAGACATTGCGCTGGGTCATGTTGACAAACCCCGAATGGTCCGAAGGGCTGCCGCTCAATTGCAGCCTCTGGGCCGGCAAGAGGTATCGCAAATGACAATCACTCAAGATGAGATCGACGAGCTCTACATTGACGATCCGTGTCCGTCCTGTAACGGCCCGCTATCGAGCGACCAACTTGAATGCGTCTGCCACATATCGCCTCCGTGCCGGTATTGTGGACAAATGAAAATGCAATGCAATACATGCGGCTGGCACTACGATAACGGCGTGCCGACCGACTACAGCCATGAGGTTCTCGGTAACGCATTGGGTGCCGTATGACTGTGTCCACCGAGGAGTTCATAGCCGCCGTCTTCGATGGCGTCCCTGAGGGCGAGACCGCGCTCATTGCGAAGCAGGCAAAGCGTGGCTTCATAAATATGCCGGCCGACAACCCCCGGCTCCAACGCATGCTGGAGCGGGAGAAGTCCGCGCTCTACTTCAATATCTCCACGGTGGTGGAGCAGGACCCCTTGCGCCGGCGTTCGGAGGACTGCCGTGCGGTTCACTGCATGGTGTTGGACGACATCGGATCCAAGGTCGAGGACCCACCGGTGGAGCCCTCGTGGATCCTCGAGACGTCGCCAGGTTCGTACCAGTGGGGCTACCTGATCCAGCCGACCGAGGAGCTGGACAAGTTCGCCGCGCTTATGGACGCCATCGCTGACGCGGGATATACCGATGCTGGCGCCAAAGGTTTCAACCGCCTGATGCGTATCCCCGGCTCAGTCAACCTCAAGCCCGGGCGCGACAACTTCAAAGCTGAGCTGGTCGCGTGGTCGCCTGAGATCGTCTTCGAGACGTTGGAGGAGATCGCCGAGGCCTTCAATGTGCAGATTGGCGTGGTCCAGCCGCGCGATCGCACGAAGACGACGTCCGACTTGGTGGCGCTTGAGCTCAACGTCGAGGACCCGGTCGCCGAGTGGCTGTTCGACAACGGCACCGTTGTTGAGGACGAAGACGAATGGCTGATCATAGAATGTCCGAACTGCGACGAGCACACCACCGGCGACGACACGGCGCGCTACAGTCCGCTAGGCCGTGGCGAAGGCGATTGGAAGTACACCCGCGGGTTCAAATGTTTCCATGAACATTGCAAGGACTTCGACCTATTGGACTGGGTCAGCGGTCAGGGCGGCCCGACAGCCCGCCGGTACGATCCGCTGCCATTCATCCAGCAGCGCTACGTCTACGTCCGTGATGGCCGGAGGGTGTGCGACCTACACGCCCTGGCCGCCGGCAGCAAGTACTACGACATGGCGCTTGAAGAATTCGGCGACATGTTCGCCAGCGTTCGCATCCACATGCCTACGACAGACAACCCTAAGCGCACACTGGCGGGCAAGTCGGCATTCGTTGCGGACGAGGACACCACCAAGTGCGCTTCCTACGAGACGGTGCCGTACGCCCCCGGTGAGAGCGGGCGGGGCGGTGTCGAGCCAGTCGGCAATGACCAGTTGATAGTGAATACTTACCAGCCGCCAGCGCATACGGCTGAGCCCGCGGGGCTCGACGTGTTCCTTGAGCATATGAAATTTTTGTTACCAGACGGGGAAGACTGCATGACATTCCTCGACTGGCTGGCTTACAAGCTTCAGAACCCCCGGGCGCGGTCCTATGGCGTTGTCATGGTCGCCGACGACTCGTTCGGGATCGGGCGGTCGTGGCTCGGTGATGTTCTCCGTATCGTGTGGGGTAACTCCAACGTGGAGTTCGTCGATATCGGGGAGCTCACCGGCCACGGCCAGTCTGCTGGCTTCAACGAGTGGGCTTCGGGCAGGCAGATGGTGGTGATTGAGGAGGCGCATGACGGCTCCGATATGACGCACTATAAGGCGTACGAGCGAATCAAAACGTTCATTGATCCGCGCACCACCCACATGCAAGTCAATCGCAAGTTCGGCCGGAAGGGTATGGAGCAGATCTGGTTCAACCTGTTAGTCTTCTCCAATCACGTCGACGCGTTCAACATACCTAAGGGTGAAAGGCGCTTGGCCGTGTTTGCTAATCCTCAGGAAAAGCAGAGCGAGAGCTACTACAACCGCCTGTGGAACGTCTACAACAAGCAGGGCGCCGGGCTCGCGGCCGCGATCCACCAGTTCCTGATGGAGCGCGACGTCAGCAAGTTCAACCCTGCCGTCCCGCCTGTGACCGAGTCCAAGGACGCTATGATCGAAAGTTCGGTGGCGCCTGGCACCATCATTACAGATGCCATGGTTGCACGTGCGCAGGGGGAATTGGTCACCAAACACATGCTGTCCGATCTGTTCGAGAGCGCCGAGCGTGCTGAGCGCCTGGAGAACACGGTCACCAACAACGCTCGCCGCAGGCTGATCGACAAGCTGTGGCGCACGCTGCCGAAGCTGAAGGACGCGAAGGACGGGTTCCGTAGCCGGGCGGCGGGCGGCAACCCCGAAGAGATCCGGGCATTCCGGCGCGCGTATCACTGGAAAGAAGAGATCGTTTCAGGCGTCGACCCCGAGGTCCTGAAGGGCGAGCTTGCCCGAACGGCCCGCGGTGTCGGCTCCAAGAGCTACACCACTGATGGCATTGAGCAACTGTAGGAGAAAAGCACGATGGAAACACAGAGCGACGCGCTGATTGCAGAGCGCCACACCACGCACGGCGACTTCCACGACAATGCAGAGTTCTCGCAGCACATGAAGCGCGTGGCGCGCGCATTGATGGCGGGGTCGAGTTGGAACGACGAGATGCGCGAGGCGGTTGATATGATCTGCCTCAAGATTAGTCGCGTTGTGACCGGTCAGGCGCTGGAGCTCGACCACTGGCGGGACGTCGCGGGCTATGCGGCGCTGGCACTGAAGTCGATCCGTAAGCCGGGGTCGTCTACGGCGCTGCCCAATCTTGCTAAAAAGCTGGAGTTGCGTCTTAAGGGGCCGGATTATGCGATACGTACACGGCATTTGCCGGGAAAGTGCCTAATCGCCTTGGATGCCATCTTCACCGCGCTCTCGCTCCTCCTTGATGGCGGTCCTCAATACGAAGATCATTGGGGCTGGATTGTCGACGCCGCAAACGAGGTTGCGGATAATTACTGGGGCGAATCCAACAGCGCATAAAAAAGAGCGGGCCCGTCGTGTCAGGGCCCGCTAAGTCTGTCGAGACGGGGAGGGGTGTCTCTTGATCGGTGTGCCGGACGTGGTGGACGTCGGCGAGAGGATCTTACGAGAATGCAAGGGGGTTGTCTACGCCTAATTCGCTAGATCAGGCGCCGCCGGACCAGGCGCTGCTTTGGGGCGTGAAGCCCAGCCCGGCGGTGCAGTGGTTTCCGGAGAGAAAACACGCTACATACATTGCTGTCTTAACGTGAAATGTCAAGCCCTTAAGCCGTAACCAGCGAGATCTCTTCGCCGGGGTTCACGCGACGCACGTACTCGGTTTCGGCTGCGATCTTCTGCATTGCGATCGTCGCCGTCGCGGTGCCGGCAGGCCCGATTTGGATATGCGCCGCGGCGTCCGCGTATATGCGGATGTAGTGGGTATTCACGCTGAAAGCGGCGCTCTCAACCGCCGTGGTGAAAGTGATTTCCTGATCAGCGATAGCCGGCTCGGCCAGGACTTCGACGACCTTGCCGTTGTCAATCTGGAAGCTGTCGTATTCAGTGATCCATGCGGTAGCCATACCTGGCCCTCCTTAGGCGACGAAGGCTCCTGGAGAGGATAAACCTGCCTATACATCACCGTTTCAGCGAAAAAAGTCAAGCTTCTAGGTGGCGCCGTCGTAGAATGATATCTTGTGCCCGCCCTCAGTTCTCCGCCAATATTCGACACCGGGTTCGAGTGGTTGCATATCTGCAGTCGCTGTTGGGCTTACCCCAAATTGTACGTGTGCGGCTGCGCTTACCACTATACGGACATATCTGGTGCTGACGTCGAATGCAGCGCATTGCGTCGCAGTGGTGAAAGAGATTTTCTGGTCGACAAGCGCAGGCTCAGGAGGGACTTCCGCCGTCTCCCCGCCGTCGAACTCTAATTGCGAATACTCAGTTATCCACGCATCAACCATGTCGAACCCTCAATAGTTAAACGCCAAGCTTGCGCCGCCCTTCTTAGAACCCGATATGCAGCCTTCCAATGCGAAAGTGAGTTCTGTGACCCGAGCTAGGTGCGACCCCGGCGAGGGTTCTCAGGAGGCCCACAGCGGCTATCGTCAGCGTGTTAAGGCCCCCGGCACGCAACAAGCCATTCGAGGCCATCTCTAAGCTGTTCAAAGCCATCTTAAGTCGTCCGGGTCACTGTTGTATTCGTAGAACCATTGCCCGTGATATCCTGGTGCAACGCTGTTCCAGCATCCCGTGTTGTCGGCGTAACTGTCATTGGGTTATTAGCATCTAGTCCTTGCAGTTGCCATAGTTCTGTAAGTTCAGCCGGACTAGCAAGCCCGGCCGAATTCGAAGACCGAATGGATACTGAGTTGAGGTTTGTCACGTCAGAGATATTGTTGTTCGAGCCAGGCAAATTGACCGCATATGCGCCAGCTTCAAACGTCACGGTATAGCCATTGACAATCTCAATTTGACGGGCAAAATCAACGCCGCCTAGCGTTACCGGCGCCGTGTGTACATGAGTCGTATCAAACGGCATGCCGACCTCGCTCGCCTGAAGTGCATTCAGATCCTTGCGAAACTGATTCGTGTCCAGGCTGCGAATCTCAGGCGGCCCCGCGCTCACCAGCGTCGTGTCCGCCTTCGGCACCGTTATAACCTTGGTTGCCCAATCAATGCTTATGGCCATTTAGCTTCTCGACCGTCTTGGTAAGGGCTCTGACGCGGTCCTCCAATTCGAAGATTCGCTGTCCCGATTGCTGTTCGTCCTCGTTTGACTTGTTGATCAATTCACGCAGTATCATTTTCTGCTGTTCGAATCCCTGCTGCGCGTTCGCCAGTTGGGCTTCCATCACGGTAGCTTTGCCGCGCCAGTCGTTGCGCTCCTTCTGCATCTGATCCAGAGCCTCGTTCTGCGAAGCGCACAGTTTCTTGAGGTAATCAATCTGCGCCTTCTCCGGACGCTTATCGAACTCTGGATCAAATATGAGGGCTCTTGTAGGCTTAGGCATCGCTGTTCCTAATCGCGGCGATCGTGCCGCCGGTTGACGTGAGCTGCGCCGCGTTGGATTCGAAGGTCACGATGGGCGATGCCCCACCGTCGCGCACTCGCACGAACAGATCTCGGGTAGCCAAGAACACCGAGGTGAAGGCCTCCGAGGTCCCCGTGGACAGCTTGTCTATGTACGAGATGAACGCGTCGTTGCCGGTGGTGGCGTCCGCGTCGTCCGAGCCCTGATACGCCGCAGTCAGCGTGTAGGTCGATCCGGTGTAGCTGTCGAACGGCTGACGGGTGAAGACACCGTTGTCGTCTTCGACCCGGAGGGTTCCGGAGGTTGGCGTATCGCTAGGGATCGCCGTTGTCATCACCACAGACGCGGTTACGTTGTCTGTGAGCGTACCGTTGATGGTGTCCTGATTCTTCTCCAGGATACCCGCCGCCCGAGGTCCGACGAGCACGTAGTCCTCGCCAGACACGAGACCTGTCACGGTGAACGTCACGTTGTTTGGCGGGGTGTTGACGTCCGCGTCCAGATCCGTGATCGTGTCGCTGGCGGTCAGGTCGTCCGGATCGATGCCGAGGCCGTAGGCGCCGATATAGGAACCGGTATAGGAACCGGTGAAGATCTTTGGAACTGTCCGCGAGGTCGGAGTGAGATTGACAACGCCGTCCGCCGTCGGAGTGTCGACGGAGTAGATCGGTTGGTTGTCGCTCGGGGCGACGCCCGACTGTAGCTGGATCCAGAACGTGCCGGTACCGCCGCCGTCGTTGAGCGCCAGACAGAGCCCGGAACCGCCCTGTAGGCCGTTGTCTGCGATCGTGACGTTGATGTCCGCAGTGGTCGTCGTGGCCACCTGCGAGACCCCGGGGAACTCCGTGATCACGTCGTTGTTGAGCAGCGTGATGCCCGTGTCGTCCAGGGCGACCACGAGCGTGTCCGTGCCGTCGTCGAAGATGACTCTGCCGGAGGCGCCGTTACTGCCGATCGTCACACCGTTGCCCGGAGTGAACGGTCCGTTCGCGACATTGTCATACGTGATGGTGGTGCCCCAACCGATCTCGTCGCGCTCGGCGAAATTGACTGTCTGCCCGTCGTAGTCGATCTCGTGCGTGATGCCCAAGAAGAACTCGCCAACGATGGTGTCCACGGTCTTCGTGGAGCCGGTCCGGGTGAGATCCTTGGTGTATTCCCAGAGCGCCTTGAGACCGTCGCCCTGCGCGCCGAACGTCCACTGCGAGTAGTAGGGCTGATTGCCCGCGCCGTTGTTCAGGTCGATGAGCTGGTAGCCGCCGGTCGGCGCGTTGGCCGTGCCGCCTGAATTGAGAACGTCCGAATATGCCGTGACGGTCGCCTGCGCGGTCGTGTTCTGTCCGTCCGGGGTAGTACCGATGGCCGCCACCGACTCGCCCGTGCCGAGCTGCACGTTAAAGAAGTCGAACGTGTCTCCGATCGTGGTGACATAGTGCCGCGCCTGAACACGGACGCGCTTGTTGTCGAAATCGACGCCGTTTTCACGGGTCTTGATCAACACACGCATGAGCACACCCGCCGCCGCGTTGCCGTTGTAACCGCCAGACGACTGATCCCCCCAGAACGGTGCCGTGTCGGTCGTGGTGAACTGATAGAGATCGCCGTCCTGGATCACCATGAGCTGCGTCGCCGCCGTGTTGACGGCACCCAGAACGCGCAGGCCAGAGTATACTGTATCGCCGCCCGCCTGGGTGATCGAACCGGCATAGAGGTGCTCGGCCATCGTGTCATCGATATTGTACGGAGCGTTCAGCGAGATGATGTTGTCGGTCGACCGGACCGACGGCGTATCGGACGTGATATCGACCAGATCATTGCCAGATGCCTGTTGATCGTCCGCAAGGTCCTGCAGGAACCGGTGCAGCTCCAGCACCGTGTAGTTCGGCGTCGCGCCGCCCGTCCAGCGAATATCGCCATTGACTGCAACGCTCACATCTGTGGGGGTGATAGCCATAGTTCAATTTCCTTATTCATCAAACGATAACGCTTGCGTTATCAGTAGCCCCGTTGAGGTATTTACTACCCCTGTCAGCGATGCATCGGCAAATATCGGGGAGGCAGTTGCCTTACGTGCGACGCCGATCACCGGCTGCGCGAGCGTCCATGTCCGCGTATCTTTGATCTCGCCGCTGACATCCGTCAAGCCTTCAAGCACAACGCCGGTTGCTATGATAGTACCGGTAGCTGGAGTGGTCGGGGAACCGGTAACCGTATAATCGTAAGCGTTCGTGGTGACGTTTGTGATAGTTTTGACGCCATTGTATTCCGCCTGATCCGCACCGCGGATGACAACCTTATTGCCATTCACCAGACCATGGGCCGTATGTGCCACGCTCGCAGTAGAGCCAGATCGGGTAATCGTCACGCTATCTTCAAACGGCAAATCTCCAGTGCCATTAGCCGCCTCGAGGATCACGCGCGCGTTTTGCAAATCAGAGTTATCGCGCCCATCGAGAATGGTCACAAGCGTATCGACCGGATCAATGACAACAACCACTGTAGCGCCATCTGTCCGATATGAAAAGTTCCCAGTGCCCCCAATGACATTAATCGTGACAGTGCCAGATGTCCGTTTTACATGAAACGTGCTGTCGTTCTGACCATTGGAGGCGTTGTAGCCGGTGGCAGCCATGCCGCGAACGGTCATCGTAAGAGGCGAGGTCGTACCGAACTCAATTGCGTGATGAGCGTTGCCCCCGACGTTGAACGTCATGTCGTCCAGCTTGCCGTCCGGATCTTCGTTGATGGCCCATATTAGCGCGGATGTATTGGCAGCCACAGTGCTGTCTAAGATGGATGTGCCCGTCATGTCGGCACCGACATCGCCGGCCGCGGTGGCATCGATCACGCCCGTGTTCAGCACGACCGAGTTGGTCATGGTGCAGCCCTCGCCCAACTCCACCGTACGGAGTCCATTGAGCACCATGACATCCATGTCTAGCGTACCGGGCGCGGAGTCGGTCGTGACTATGAGATCGGGACGGTTCGTGGCCGCCGCAGGATCACCCGACGCCAACACCCCGTTGGACAGATTCACGTCATCGCCCGCGCGCGTTATGTCTATCGATAGGCCCTGGAACGTGGTAGATACCAATGGCTGATCCGGCCACGTTATAGAGAAACCGGAATCCGTGAATGTAGTGGCGTTTGTGCCGTCTCCGATCTCCAGGCGAGCGAAACAGAGATCCGCGCCGTAGAGCGATAGCAGAACGCCCTCCACGTTATTAGTCTCAAACGTACGAAAATCGTCGAAATCGCCCGCCGTACCTGTCCAGAGATATCCGGACGTTCCGTGATGGATCTCGTCAATTATCCAGTTATCGCCGGCCCCTCCGACATTTCCGATATCGATGTAGGCCCCGATATTATTGATCGACGCCTCGTTGGCGCTACCACTGGATCCCTGACTGTCAGGCGTTCGCGAGACATCTACCCAGAGAGGCACCCAACCACCGATAACGGGCACGTTCGCAGCGCCGTATTCATGGTTGTCATAGACATTAGTGCCGGATTGCAGACGAGCAGTGAACCCCGTCACGTTAGACCAGTGAAAGCAGAAGCACCAGATTTTAACGTGTTCTCCTGCGGCAGACAGATCTACCGCAGTAATTGTGGCCATGAACCCCTTATCAGAGGTGTTGTCAATGCGCCGCCCGCCTGATTGCGCGCCTTCGATGAAGACATCGGTATTGTCGCCAGCGCCACCGCCCGAGCCGATATTGGCGTAGGTGGGACTGGACTCGAACGTCTCCAGCGAAGTTAGTTGCGAAGCTACGGCCATCAGTCGACTATTTTATTCACCGTGTCTGCGTCGGGGTCACGTCGATCCGATAGGGGGTAGGTCTTGCCGTTTGCATGCTGCACGGAATACGCCGTGCACCCACTACATTTGTGCAAGACATGCGCCGCGTGCCGCTCTCTGGTTCCATCGGCCGATTGTTCGATTGAACCGTTGCAATAGGGACATCTATACACTGTATCTCTCCGCCTCCGCTGAAATCGTAATCTCGTCGAATCCCGCGGGTCCGGCAGGATCACCGTCGACGATTGAGAACCGCAACCTGATCTTGCTGTCGGGCAGCGTTCCCTGCACACGGCTAACTCGGCATATCTCACGATCCAGGGGAAATAGACTATCATCCACGCCCAGGTTGAACGTGTCGATATTTGGCTGCATCACCAACACCCGGCTCAGGGGTTGATCTGATAAACGCAGCGCCGAGAACTGGGTCAGCGGCGTGGTTACCCAATTAAGATTCTGATCCTGGGCTTCTAGCTGCGCCCCTATGAAAAAGCTCCCCAATACACCCGCAGGCAGCAAATTTGAGTAAGAAATCACGATCTTGATGCTGTTGAACACGGTGCCCGACCCATTGTCGATCTCTGGGCAAACCAGTAGATCCTTTTGGACTCCCTGCTGCAGGTTGAGGGAAGCCGCCGTGATCGTGACATTGTCAGCTAAACTAGTTACGATATTCGCCATTTGGGTGCTCCTATATGTCGCCGCCATAGCAAGACCTGCTACCGTTCCAACGACGAAAACAATGCACAGAATCACAACCAAATTTGGAGACATTGATTTCGCCGCCTAAAAGCTGGGAGCCTGCCAGGATCAGATCCATATACGATATAGCACTCCTCGGCTTGAGCAACAACACGTATCAGGTTCGTGCATCATTCCGCTGCGGTGCGCGCTTCATGCCGTGATCGGCGAGCAGCCGTTGAACTTCAAGGCTCAAATCGAGCTTGGTGGCCGCCAGCTTCCTGGCCGCGCGCCGGATATCGTCATGGGCCTTCTCCACGCTTGCGCTCTGGCGCTTCCCGATTATGAGCATGAGCAGACGCATGGCCTATCCCGCTCCCCGGTTGTCCGGGTCCTTCAGTATGGCTTCCTCGCTGTCGTCGACGTTGTCACGCGCCTCTTCGGCCTCGAGCACCAGCTCGTCGACCTCCTTGGAGCCCTTTTGCGCAGCTTCCGCCGCGCCGCCCTGGCGGGCCTGCTCAAGCTGGCCGGAGCGCTCACGTTCTTCAGCGAAGCCAAGCAACGCCTTGAAAAATCCCAGAACCGCCAACAGGGCTGACATCGTACTATCCTTTCACAGCTTTGGCGCTGTCGAGCCGGATGACATTGGACGGCGGTTCAGCGGATCGAGCTGTCTTCTCGTACAGCTCCACGAGCTCCAGCTCTGTGTTCGCCAGTTTGCTCCTCGCCTGCGCCAACTCTTCTTCGGCAACTGCCGGGGCGCTCATCGTTTTTCTGAGCGACGCGAACCAATTCGAGAGGTTCATCCCTTGTCTCCTGCCGACCGGATCTGAAGGATCTGTATCATGTGTTGCAAAGATCGGTCTACTGTACCCAAATATCGAGCGGCATCAAGGGTTGCCTTCAGCAAACGCGTTCGCTCCTTCCACTGAATGTAGTTCACGCCGATCAGAATTATGACGATCGTGTGTTGGCTCAGGAGCCACTCAGTGACTGTTTTTATTGTGTCTTCAGTCATAAGCACATGTTTCCGTTCTCTTTTTCTGCCCCCGACATGCGCATAACCAAATCGCCAAACGGTAAAAAGATGCCGGCACCCTCCGGGGGGTAGCCGGCCGCCGTGCTCAGTTGATACCCGGATCCTCGTATGATAGCTCAAATCACCGCGATCAACAGCGCTTTTATGCCGCAACCTCCTGTAATTGGTGCAATTGCTTCCATCGCTTTGTGAGGGCGCCAAACCGCCTTTTTCTCGGGCCCGTCGTACCGGTCGCCAGGCCACCCCCTCAAATAATTGTGATCGAATTGCGTCGCTTGAACTTGTGTCAGCTCGCGGAGGAACACCGCTACGGCGCCGCAAATAGGCCCGGGGAGCGCGGCCGGGCTGAACGCAAACGCATCCACCTGGCCGAGCATGGTCAGCCAGATCATGGGCAGTTCGGCCAGCAGGCTCCATTTGATGAAGAGAACCAGATGACCGAGGTTGTCCCGGGTCCATGTCTCGCGCCAGATGTTGGCGAAAGTCCATTCGTCTTCCGGATCTGTGGCCATCTCTCGCGTCCCTAGAGAGTGGCCGGCCGCCCGAAGGCGGCCGGCAGGACCGGAGCTACCCGGTAAAGAAGGTGCGGAACACCCAAGTCAAGACCATCACGGCAGAGCCGATAGCCGTAGCTGCGGCCGCCTGCACCTCAGGCGGGAGATCGATGCCGAAATAGGTGAGTATCATTGCACCGATACCGAGCATCTGTGCCCAGTTGATCTTGGATTTGGCGGGCGGGTTGATGCCTGTTCCACCAGTATCAATGTTGCTCATTAGGTTCTCCTTTCTAAGCTTCGTTTTGCGATACCCTGCCATCTGAGTTAACGACAGAGAGCGCGTCAAATCCTATCTCCGGCGGAGTATAGGAGGTCGGCACGTGATATGAAAGCACGCGGTTCAGGCCGAACGGCTTGATGGTTACCGCGTTGCCCTGGTTGCCGCCCAGCACCATCAGGTTGCCATGCTGATCACGGCCCACAACGAACCCGACGTGTCCGTAAGGCCCTTTGCGCTTCTTCCGCCAGAACACCACGATGGCGCCGACGCACGGCTCCTTCAGGACGCGGCCCCACCGCTTCCAGTGGTAGGAGCGCGCCGCGGCTGACCGTGTCGACCGGATGCCGAGCTCTTCGAGCACGCCTCCGACGAACCCAGCGCACCACGGCGTCTCGTCATCGGTGAATCCCATGCGGATCTTGACCCACCATTCGAGGATCTTCGGATTGTGTTTCGAACCGCGGTACTCTTTGAGCCCGAGATACGACATCGCGCGCTTCATCCACGGGAGATCATCGAGCTGAGCGGGTGCCGGGCGGCCCACATTCGCTCTGAACAGCGCCGCCTTGGTCAGCGGGCCAACATATGAGCGATCGAGTAACCCGATGGAGCGCTTAAACGCGCGGATGGCGTTCTCTGTCCGAGGTCCCATGAAGCCGTCGACCGGGCCCGGATTGAACCCGTGGCGGACGAGTGCTTCCTGTATACGCCGGGTTGATTCTTTCATTGTTTGCAATTCCTCTCGGAGTAGCTTGACAGAGCGGCGCTCCGCGTGATGATTTAGCAATAAGCGGCGCCGTTTACAATGTCATTGCACTTTTCGCTGACGGAAGGATATGAAAATGCTGAGAATACTACCGTTTCTCGCACTGTTTGTGTTGGCCGGGTGCTCTCATGGCCCGGTCGAGGCAGGCATAGACGCTATGGTAGCCAAGCGCCTATACTGCACTCAGTCCAAACGGATCACCTACAAATACGTCAAAGGACGTCCGGAAGTCTCGGACACCCTAGGGACGATCAATCAGATCCGGCCGAACAATGCTGCTCGCAAGGTGATCTGCGCCCCTAAGCCTGCGCCTTCTTCCGAGTAGCGGCCTTCGGCTTCAGGTTGCTGGCCGCATCGAGCGCGGCTTGTTGCTGAGCTTGTTGCTGCTGGGCTATGCGCCGCTGTTGAAGCGCGCGCATGTTGTCGCATAAGTTCTGGTGCTGCACCAGCATAGCGCATTCAAAGAGCTGATTGCCGGCTGTCCCGAACATGTCGATCATCCTGCCGTCCTCCAGAACGGCCACGCCGACAATGCAACTCAGAGTGTTATCGCGAACAGCTTCATGGATGACACCGAAGTTCGACAGAAGGCGCGCATCACCCGGATTCTCCGGGGCGGCCGGGGCTTTTTTTGCACGGGTAGTTTTGCGGGGGGCTCGTGTCATGTGTTTTCTCCTTGGTAAAAGTCAAATGAGCAAAATCGCCGCAGCTATTTGGACGTAAACAAGTGGTTAGGTCAAGCTACAGGCAAAAGAAAATCACGCGGCCGTCACCCAACATCTCTCCTGTTACGGCCCTACGATCTCTATCGCCGCGCCGCAACTGAATGCGTCGTTATCACCGCCGTCAGTCGAACAAGAAACCGTAACCGCAGTGCTGGGGATCGCTTCGGTTGCATCTAAGGCGATGCCCATAATCGTGTCCGTAATGAGCTGATCTCGATCCTCGATCATCGGCGAATCCCAACCGATCGTATCGGTGCTGAACATGGTCCAGATACCCATGATCAATGGCACCCGATAGGTGGTCGTGATCGACAATGACATGTTGTCGGCGTTGCTTGTATCGGCACTGTCCGTGTCACCAATGGGTGAGGAGGTGTCAATATTCTCGAAGTTGTAAGCGAAAGCAATCGCCGTAGCGATGGTGGCGCCGCCAAAAGTACACTCAACATCGAATGTACCGGATGGTGGATTGACGATGTAAAAAAAGGCACAGGATGACCGGGCATTGGTGCTTTCGATAAGAGCCACACTAAACGCCGTCTCATTGCCACCGCCTGGGTCGAGTGTGGCATCCACGGGAGCGTCACCGGTAGTGTCATAAGTAGCCACAGCTAACACGAGCAGCTCGGTTCCAGAATCAACAACGAAGCTGGTGATCGTGACGTCTGTGGTGCCTTGTCACGCCGGCGCCGGCATCGACCCCGAGCTGTACA